ATCTGGCATCTCAGGGGCTAGTGCTGAACCTGCTAATGAAGCACCAACCAGTGTGATTGCTGCAGACCAAAGTGAAACGCCTACAGAAGCAGAATAAGCACCAGCCATACCTGCCGTAAAACCTCCTGCCCCATACGTTAGCCCACCTGCTAGACCACCACTAAAGTATATTAATGCCATTCCTGCAACTACTTTTACTGCTTTACTCATCTCGTACCCTCATTATTTTATCCTTTTTTTCTATATCAACTAAGCAAGGCTTTCCACTTCTTAGTTTTAATGTCATATACTTGTACTGATTAATAGCAATTCCTATGCTATCTTTAGTTAATATTATATCGTTTTCCCGTGCAAAAGGCACAGTATCACAAAAGCTTTCAAAATAGCTATAATGTATTTTTCTAGCCAAATACTTGCTTGCGTTTATGCTGAAATGTTCAAAGTCAGCCTCGCTGTAACATCTCCATTCCTCAGGTATTCTATCCCCATAAACAGACTTTAATCGCTCGTAAGAGTAACTAAAACAATTATGCTTCATTAGTACTCACTTGGCCTCTCTTTTCCCCAATATACCGAGTCAGCAATAGTATTTACAATACTATTAAATTCTGTCTGATTAAATGTTCTGCTTGGATATGGCTTGCTCCAATTTGTAAATAGTGAAGTTAGTGTGGCACTTAACGACTGCTCTGTAGCATTAAAAGTATCAATAATCCCCTCAAATAGCGTATAACTGTCTTTACTGATTGAAGATATATCTAGCTTAGGGTAAGTGTCTAAATTGTCACCATAGCCATACTCGTAAGCTTCAGCATCTATTGTATCACTAGGAGGTGTATATACAACTCTTGTTATTTTGCATCTGTTGTTTCTCCACTCGCTTGCAAAAGCTTCAGAAGTTAAAGCCCCACTTACATTATCTATTGAAACATTTATTGAGTCTGACTGCATTGAGCCATCCTCTGAAAGTTTATCAAAAGTAATAGCTAGTGGAGTGTATTCTACTCCCCCATCATTTACGAATATGTCGTGGTCTGTAAATCTCAATGTTTCTTTGAAAGTTCCATCAAGATTATACATATCAAATTCAAACAAGTGAAGTATTGCTATTGCATCATTGTTTCTTGCATTGCTAGTTATCGTTTTACTCATTAATTAACCTCCATAAAGTCTGCCGTACATTGGTATAGCCCATCTATTCTCTTACTGTATTGAAAACTATCTTGTGAAAATCTAGCATTTGTTGCTCCCTCTAGGCTTCCATCAAATAAAACATAATCATCTTGGTTTTCTAAGTAACCCTCATCTATATATGAAAGAGCAAACCCAGCATTAGTCCCAAATAAAGGCATACCAAATTCGCCCATCAATCCAGACTTTTTTCTATAGAATAGTAATAGCTTTAGAAAATCAGACTCACCTAGCACCCAAGATAAGCCCCAAGCTTTCTTTAGTCCTTTATCTTTAATGTGTCTACCTGATACCCCGATATTGCTCGCTATTGACTGATTAAAGTATTTATATATAACTTGATAGGGCTGGGCATCATCTAAAACACTCATAAAGTCTTGATTAGTAGAAGCTGTCGGAGTATATGTACTAGACTCAGTAAACAAGCTTTGATACTCCGTGAAGTTAAAGAATACACTACTTAATAGTGTTATCTTCCCTGACAAGACATTTAACTTGCCAGCAATCGCTGAGAACTCAAAGTCTTTAAATATATATACTTCAGCCTCATTAGTCATTAACTGACTTCTTTTGTCTATGTCATTATTAAATAGACATTTGAAAGTGTTGGCATAATTACTCTCATAAGCCTTCTTAAGAAATTCAAACTTAGCTAAAGATATATTATTATATATAAGGGATATTTCAAAAGAGGGAATAGAACCACCTACTATTCGTTGCTCTTTTCCACTATCAAAAGTTAAAGCCTGACCACTCTTAACATATTCCTCTATCTCATAGTGACTGTGTTTATCAAGCAGTATAGAGCTTAAATCATTCATTACACTACCTGCTTAATTGTTTTTCTTACACTTCCATTAGTCTGTAAACTTCTGTTAATAATTCCCTCAATAGTGTTTTTGTTCCCTACTAGGTAGTTGTTAAATGATGCACTATCAATAGCCGTAACATTAAAATTAATCTCAGCAGTAGTAACACTCCCACTATCTCCACCAACAGACTGCCCTGCATTCATAGCTTTAATTGCTTCTTGATTTTTAGTTGCTCCTGCTCTGTTCACAACTGCTTCACCAACTTGTAACTTAGCAATTCTTTCATCACTTCTAATTGAGCCGTTGTGGTGGCTAGGCATACCTACAATTCCCCCTGTATGCTTTACCTCATCTACTCCTGTATGGAGCATACCGAATTCTCCTGCAACCCCTCTAACGACATTTTGTCTTATAGCTATTCTTATTAAGTCTGCAATGATTGAGTTTGCCATATCTTTAAATGATAACTTTCCTGCCATTGCTGAATTTACTAGAGCATCTTCAAAGTGTTGCATTGATTTAGTTCCAACATCTTCAAGCTCTTTAGTTGCTATCTTTGATTGTTCCATAGCTGTCTTGTGCTTGTTAGCATAGTTCATCATACCAATAGCTAAGTTATCCCACGCAGTTAGCTGGTGTTCTACTGTTACAGTAAACTTATCAGCAGTTTCTATGTGCTTTGTAGTAATAAGCCCCCACTCTTTAAACTTGGTAATAATAGTGTCTAACACCCCTACTTTATCTACTAGCTTTACAAAGAACTGACCTACTTTATCAATAGCAACTCCAACAGCTCCTACAATCTGATCTATCTTACTACTAGCCATCTTTTCAAACTCGCCATTAACACCTGAAGAAACCTCTCTTAGTGTTGCCATCTTTTCAGATAATGATAATGTTTTTAAATCCATTAGCCCATACTTTTGCTCTAGTATGTCTACAATGTATCCCTGTGCTTCACCTGTTCTATTTAGCTGAGTAAGATTATCAATGAAAGTTTCTGTGCTTTCGTGTGGATATTTTCTACCTAAAGCAATAGCCATATCAACCATACTTTTTATTTGCTCTTCAGCTATGCCTGCTGACTTTCCTGTCTGGATAAATCCTGCAACAATGTCTGAAGATAATCCACTTGTTATTGAAGTTTGTAATGCGAACTCTTTCATAGCCTTTGATAGTCCAAAAGTAGCTTTCTCTAGCTTTGTTCCCTCTTTACCTAATAGTGCCATACCTGCTGAAACAACCGCAATTCCAGCCCCTATCTTAGCCCAACTAGCTGTTAAGATTGAAGCAGTAGATTTAGTCTGCTTTCCCACATCTTCTGTTGCTTGCTCTACTTTGTTTAATTCAACTTTAGCCTTTTTACCATTGACTGTGACATCAATTACTAGGTCTTCACTATTCGCCATCGTTATCCTTTTCTAGGTTTCCCATAATATCTATTGCCATTTGGTATGCTACATAACTTGCAACACCAGCAGGGAACTTACTTATTATATCAAAATGTTTAGAATTTGTGTGAGAGAACAGTCTTTTGCCATCTTTGTCTAATGCCTTTTCTAGTATTAAATAAATAGGATATAAGTGGTCTTGCTTCTCATATTTAGTAGTCTTTGACCCATCATCATTAATAGTAATATTAGATTTAACGCACATTTGTTCAATTCTTGCTTTCTCTAGTAATGTTAAATATCTAAAGTAAAATTCAAATTTTTGGTTGTTTATTTCAAAATCAATAGTTTGTAGTGAGTCCTGAGATTTAAGTATCTCTTGTAGTAGTGTATCAGTCATATTATCCCCTTAACTTAATAAAGCCCTCCTAAGAGGACTCTATAAATTAAGCTAAAGCCGATTGAGTTAAAGCACCTGTACCCTCGAATGAAAATGAAACTTCAATAATTCCATTTACATCATTAGTAATAGGCATACTTGTAACTAAAACACTTCCACTAAACTTCTCAGAAGTACCAGCACCACTTGCTGATGTTAATAATTCAACTGCAACAGATGAACCACTTGTAACTCCTGCGATTAAGTTAGCTTGACCTGAATCAGCTCCACCATCAAACAGAACTGTAATTGAACCAGACCAGCTTTTTAAAGTTGCTTCTGACTCTTTCCAACCAGCTGAACCAAAGTTAGTAGTATCTACTGTTTCTTGTGATACGTCTAAAGACCAAGCTTTAGCTTCACCAACAGCAGTACCACCAACAGTACAACTTCCTGAATAACCTTTAATTGCCATATTAATCTCCTATGATAAATATTAGTGTAATTAAATAACCTCGTTCTTGCTTTTCAACATCAGCTGTAGCAGAAACGATTATATCACCATTGTCATTTGAACCACTTATAATTCCCTCTATTTTAGCTACAGAATAGCCTCTAGTGGGTAAAAATAATTCATAAACTTTTGTAGACTCAGTTACTGTATTCCCAAGTGTAGTTAATTCTTCACTTATCGCTACAGACTCTTCTACTAATCTAAACTCATTGCCATTAAGAGTGTCTTTCTCAGTATATCTGAACCCCAGACCCTTTAAGTATGGTATCATTTGTTAAGTACCACTTGCCCTAATGATTGAGAATCCTCATCATCTTCTATTACCCCATCACCATCAGTATCATAATCAGCTACTAGAGTATTAAACTCTTCCTCGTATCTTTTCATAAACTCTAGGTAATTAATGTAGTAAGTGTCTTCATTATCTGCATCTTGCATTTTAGCTTGACAAATATGTGCAATAGTTCTATTTAAATGTAACTCTCTTAAATGTGCAGGAGTTAAGAAATTCTCTATGTCATAACCTTTTTTTCTAAGGTCATTCTCGATTATTTCACTTGCTCTATCAGAAGCAGGAATATAAGATAAGAATAATATTGCAAATACAGATGTATTGTCAACCGTACTATCTAAAGTATCGAATGTAAATGTTCCTACATTAGCTGAAGCATAGCCTGTAATAATTCTATCTATTCCTGCATTGTCACCACTTAGAAAACAAATATAAGCACCCTCAGTAGACTCTTCGTCCAAGGCTTTAAATTGTTTATTCTCTAATGTAGTAGTAGACCCACCATCAGCCTTACCGATTAGGTCAGCTGTTAAAGGTGGCAAAACTGAAATTATTTCAGCATTAGTTAGTGTTAGATGTGCCATTACTTAACCTCTAAAGAATTAAGTAACTTCATAACATCAAATACTTTTTTAGGTAGCTTAAGGTCTTCGCCAGCTTCCCATTTGTATTCAACGCCATTAAGTAAGTGTGAGCCTTTTGAAAGACCCACTAGCTTATATGATTTAGCAGTAGTTTTCTTAGCTACTGCCTTTGGTTCTACTGCCTTACTCATACTATGCTCCTGTAATTACTCTTACAGCATTCTCATCAATAATACCATATTTAATGATACCATACCAACCAATATTAACAGTTCTTCCTAAGTTGTCAGTACCATCAGTAATTCTTAACTCTGGGTTCATGCCAACAGCTTTACCAAGTGCATTCTTACCGAAACAAGCAACAGTACCAGCAGTAACATTTGCATCTTCAACGATAGTGAATCCCTCTAAAGCTCCAACGATACCATTTAAAGCATCACCAGCGTTAGTGTTTTGAACGATTGTTTGGTAAGCATCTTTGATGTCAGAAACTTGTGCAGGGTTAACAAACGCTACAAATCTTCCATCTTCAAATTTAGAGATACCAGCTGTAGATAATGCTTGATAAGCACTTCTAAGGTCACCTTTAGCTAAAGTACCAGTAGTACCAGCAGAAATAGTGTTAGTTCCAGCTTCAACAGCATTAAGACCTAATTTATCAGTAGTTTCACCTAAGTTCATACCAACTAATTCAGCTGATGCTAAATCTGCTTTACCAGCTGTAGCAACATTTGCTAAAGAAGTAGAAGTAATAACTGAACCGTACTCACCTAAAGTAAGAGTCTTTTTAGTATCTGTCATTGTTGATGAAGTTGCTTCAGTACCATCTGTTAATTCAGTTGTTGCTGGAGAAAGTCTTGAGAATACTGTGAACGCGATTGAGTTCGCCATATTGTCTTCTCTGATTGTTGTGAACGCATCGATTTTGTTGTAAGCTGAACCTGAAACGATTACCGCTTGACTCATTAAATCAACTACTGAGTCCGATAAAATTGCTTTTGTATTTACTGCCATTGTAAATTCCTTATATTATATTTATATTTCTTTTTGTAGGGCATAGATTTCAGCCATTGTCTTAGCACCTTTAACTTTAGAATTAAAGTCAGGAGCTTGTGGATTGTTGTTAGCACTATCCACTCTTAATGGTTGAGGTTTATTACCACCTTTGAATAAATGTGCTTCTTTTTGTTTAAGTCCATCTATCCATTCGTTCATATTAAAATCTTCTTGCTGTTGTGCTTCTTGAAGCTCTAGCTTAAAGTATTTTGGTTTATCAACATCATATTCATTGACAATCTTTTCAAATTGTAAATCATCTTGTTGTTGTTTCATTTGAGATTGTAGTTGCTCGTTCGACTGTCTTAACTCACCTAATGCTTCGTTTAATTCTTTGTTGCCATTCTTAGCACCTCGTTTATACGCATCATTGATTAGTGTATCAATCTTAGACTGTTCTATCTCTACCACCTTTGTTTCTACTGCTGGTGTTGCAGGTTGTGTTATTTCAGTTTTAATCTCTTCAGACATTTGAGTATACTCCTTTTTTGTAAAAGTATTAAATTGTAGCAAGTTATTCACATAAAAGTCAATACAAGTGAATAAGTAAGTGAATAAGTCTTACTTTGTTTGCTTCTTGTAGTAGTTTTTCACTATCTCTAATAGTCTATCTTTTTGCTTTGTAGATAATCCAAAGAACTTTCTCTTATTAGTTACTTGATTATGGTAAGCTTTTTTATTCTCACTAGATGAACCAAAATATAATCTAATCCCATTCTTTATCTTCTTAGATGTGATACTGTGAAGCATATTGCCTGTTTGAGTTAAATTTACTCTACTAGACCCATAATGTTTTGATTTATACTCTTTATAGTCATCGCTATACTTAGTAAAAGAAGACCCTTTATAGTCTTTACCTGACTGAGTTCTTTTCTGTATCTCAGTAATAGTTTCATTTGTAGCCGTCCCTAATCCTTGCTTTAGATTATCAACAGCCTTTTTGTATTTGCCAAAGTTAGGCTTTTTCGTAATTTTCATCTTCAGCCCAATCTTTACTAACTAGATAAAATCTATGTCTACAGTTAAATTCTCTGTCTTCATCTCTTTCATACTTGTTCTTTTCAGCTGTTGTGTAGTATTTGTTAGCTCTTAATAGTTTTGAACAGAATGGTCTTGTTTTGCCATCTGATACACCTACATATACCCAAACACCATCTTCATCAGCACTTCTTACATTAATCACTTCTTGTTGATAATTAGTAATAGCAGTTCTAGCATAAGTCTTAGAGTATTTAGCCAATCCTGTATCTTTTATATCCTTAGAGATATTAAGTGCCATCTGACTAACACTAGCATCACTAATAGCATAGTTGTATAATTGCTTCTTAACTGTCAAACCTATGTCATCACCTATCTTTAAAAAGAACTCTTTGTGCATAGATTTAAGTATGTTTATCTTAGTTAAATCAGACTCAGTAAATGCAGTAGCTAATCCTACTGTACTAAAAGCCTTTAATGTATTATCATATACATCATCAAAGGATATATCTACATATTCAGACACTAATTCATAGTAGCCTGCTTCAGATAATATCTCCTGCCATACTAATTCATATTCAAGTACATCATTAGCATTAAGCCCACTTAGTCTTGCAGTAGCTAAACTAATTATATTGGCAAATACAGCATCAAAGCGACTATCAAAGCTAGTATACAGCTGTTGAGCCGTATCCTGCTGTTTATTATAGACTTCGTTTAGAGTCATCTTATAGACCTAATTTAGCTCTCGTGTCTTCAGAACTAATAGCTCCTGCAGTATTAACCTTATTGTATAAAACATTTCTAGCTGATAAGTTAGCTTCTACTTTTAACTTAGCATCTAAATCTTCTAAGTCTGGATTGTCCTTTTGTAATATCTCAGCTGGTGAAGTTAATCCTAAATCAATTCTGTCTTTATCTAATGATATTTGAGTAGATTGGTCAGTAGGGTATGTAGGTTCTTTAAAGTCAATAGCAAATTCACCACTTAAAGGCTTACTGTAATATTCACCAATAACAACTAATAGATTGAATAGTTCTTTTTCGTATACTCTGAAGTCTTGTTGTTGCTCTTGCGTAAACTTATCTAATTTAATGTTTTCCATTTGTAAGGCAAAACCTGAAGATACACTACTAGTCATTCTAAATTGGCTAGGAGATACACCATAATTAACTGCTAATTCATTACCTAGGTCTTTAATTACTGTATGTAGTTGGTCATAGTTAGACTGCATATCAAGAACAGAAATCTCTGTATTGTCACCTGATAAAGTTAAAATAGATAAAGGGTCTAGCATTTGACCATTAACACTATCAATTCTATCTCCACTACCTACTAGCTGTTTAAATGATTGTGACTTGATAATATGATTAAGGAATGTTCTATGTACTGATAAATCTAATGTACCGTGAACTAAATCATCTCCTGTGTATGTATCAAAGAAATTCTCATCTCTCCAGCCATTATGCATAAATACAAAAGGTAAGATGCCAAAAGGATTAATCATTTCCGGATTATCTTCAACAGGTACTATTCTATCTTCACCTTCAGTTCTTTCAATGTAGTAATGATTTTCTTTTGACCAATAAGCCCATTGCTCTACTTTATTGTCAATTCTCTTAACAAAGTATCTAACAGCTTCTACTTCACCATCTACATAATCAACCTCAGTCTTGTGAGGCTGTCTAATCATTAGTTTAGGTTGCTCTTTAGCTGAGTCCCAACCAACTTGCAGGATAACATCATTAAAGGCATTTAAGTATCTGTTTGCTTGTGCCATAGTCTTATCAACTCTAAGTGTTGAGTATAATTCTTTAACATCATCTTCAACTTCTCTTTCAACTCCATAGCTGTAAACATTACTAATAGTATTTACTACTTGCTTGTATATGTTTGTATTAGTGTGTAGCTGAACATCTAATTTAAGCTCTGCAAAGCTTGTATAGATTTGCCCTAGCTTATTTACTACTTGTGGTGCATAATTATCATTATACATCTCATATCTAAGTTGAAACTTGTTTTGTCTTTTAATTTCGTTCATTGTTATCCTTTTATAAACATTTTAATTTGTCTTTCCCATCTATTAGGAGTTTGAGTGTAAGCCTTGCTGTCTTTCATCTCAGCCCCAGCTTCTTCCCAATTCTCAGCCTCTATTGCCTTAATTGCTTTTTTAAACTTATCAAAACCAACTAAGCCTAGCTGATATACCATACTGATTATAACATTTTTTCTTGCTGGTGATAAATACCTGAACCAATAGTAGTTTCTGATAAGGTCAAATTGTATATCTCTTACTCTTTCAAATAGAATTAAATTAGCTTCTGCTTTAGTAATATAAGTGAAACCATAACCGAATGTAGGAATATTTAGAGTATCAAGATAGGGTTTAGACTCAAACCCCTCCTCATCTTTTAACAATGTAGTTATAGTATCTAGCTCCATTACTTAGCCATTCCTATTTGTGAGGCTATATATAAAGCTGAAGCACCAACTAATACTAAAACAAATCTTTTCATTAGTGCAGTAGGAACACCCTCAATAACAGATAGTCTGCCGTCAAGTTTAGCTTGCTTCTCTTTCATATAAGTCATATCTTGCTTCAAGCTGTCGCATTCGTGTTTAGCACATAAAGTTTCTTTTAGGTCTTTTGCCAACTCTTTGACATCTTTAGTTAAAGTACCAATGTTTTGCGTATTCACTTTAGTTGCTTCCACCAAGTGGGCTATTGAAACTTTTAAGTCTGTCAGGTCATTATCCATCTATTACTTTTAAACCTTTACCCTTCAGCTGATTTTTAATATCATTAACTGTGTCTTTAACAACATAGTTAGTTGAGTAACTTTCTAGCTTCTCTAGTCCATACACTACAAGTCTTGTAGCAAACCTCTCTGCTACTGCTTTAAATGCAACCTTAGCTACCATTGACAGTAGTATCTCTTTTAATAATACGAATGCTATATTAATCATTTGTTAATCCTAATAATCCCATTTTATTTCCTATTGTTTTGTTTTAAGTTTATAAACTCAATAAGTGCCATTTAAAATGACACCTATGAATTTAATAGTTATTCTCTATTCTGCTAATTCTTTAGCAGTAGCTCTAAACTCTTGATATGCTTTATACTCATCTTGTTTAGTATCTTTGTCATTAGTTAATGCAATTTCTGCACCAGCTGAATATTTAGTCGCTATAATTGCTTCTATAATATCACTTCTTGTAGTATTTAATTCTACTTTTGCTTGTAGATATTCAAACCCAACTCTAATATCTTCACTATTTTCATCTTTAATTTCAACTTCTTTAATGTCAAAATTGATTAGTTTCTTACCTTGTAGCAACTCTGTTGCCTCTGGTCTTGTATCTGATTTTACTAACATTTTATACTCCTAGTATCTTGT